GGATACTTTAGTATCGAGCATGACCAGGCGCTTCCCTTCACGCTCATATATCTTGAATGTATCATTATGTAGACCAGAGGCAACTGTATTTTTCTTCATTGCACTAAATGGAGAAAACGAGTGTTGGTTGTATCTTGAGTAATAAGATTCTACTTCAAGAAGATAATCAAGCCCATACCCATGTTGCCAGTCTTTCATCGGAATTGTTGTTGATGTCATAGTATTCTACTAAATCCTTTAACTTTATCGAATCGAATAATATTGTTAAACTTATCTTGGAGAACATCTCCCTTATGGCTAATTACAAATACGTTCTGGTCAGAACCAAGAGTATAGAGAATCTTCAGAAACTCTTGCGTTCCTGCATCGTCAAGCGAGCTATCAAATACTTCATCTAGGATTAACAGATTGGTGTTGGTTGAATTTTTGAGCTTGGCAATAGCCCTCCAAGTAAATAGCAAGGCCAAGTCAATCCTCATCTTTTCTCCCTCTGAAAATGATGCATAAGAAAACTCATCGCGATACCTGCTTTTGATTGTTTCGTCGAAATTCTCATCCAAATTGAAATTCACAAAGAAGTCCATGGACGCCAGATATTTATTCACTAACTTGTTCATTATTGGCAAATATTGTTTAATTATCAAAGTTTTTATGCCAGAGTCTTTTAGGAGCGATGTGGCTATCTTTTGCGTTTCATTTTCGTTTACCAATTCTTCCTTAGACTCCTCTAGCTCCCGAAGAATAGCATTAGCCCCTTCAATCTCTTCCTTTATTTTATTCACATCTCCAGTTGTCGATAGGTCTTCGATGTTCTTTTCTAAGGACTTAATGATCTGCCTTGTGGCTGTAATATTTGTTTCCAGCACAGAAATTTCAGAATTGATAGAGTTGATTTGGCTATAGATCTTTTGGTCGTTGTCTATCTCTTCATTAATCGAATCTAAAAACGTTCCAATGTCCTTTCGAGCAGTTTCTACTTCGATTAGCTTGTCCTTTTTTGACGCAACAATATTTGTCTTGAAGCCAGAGTCAATATCTTGCTCGCAGGTCGGGCACTCATCATGGTCGTCATAGAATACGATTTCCTTGTTCAATATATTTTCTTTGCTATGCAATTTGCTGTCGATCTTTTCTGCATCCTTTAACTTCTTCTGGTTCTTTGCTGTGTCCGTAGTCTTTAATGCAAGCGAATTAACTGTATCGCTAGCCGACTTAATATCATCAGTTCTAGTTTCATTCTCTTGGTTGTGCAATTCAATGTCAGACTTATGTTGGTCAATGAGTTTCTTGTTTCCCTTCTTTATCCTTTCAAGGTTCTTGGTCTGGACATCAGACAATTGTTGGTTCAATGAAATCTCGGTTGAATTTTCACTCAACGAATCTTTTGTAGTAGAAATCCTTTGATTTAGTATTGTATTCATAGAAGAAAATATTTGAATATCGAGTAGGTCTTCAATTACTTCTCTTCGATTTGCAGCCGACAACTGCATAAAAGGAACAAAAGTGGAACTACCTAGAATGACGACCTGGGTGAATGATTTATAGTTGAGCTTCAAGATTTGTTTCTCTAGCAATTCTTGAAAATCTCTGACATTGGCCGACTGATTAAGGGGTTGCCCATCGACCAGAATATCAAACTTGTTTGGTTTAATCCCCCGGCAAATAAAATACAACTTACTACCAATCGTAAAACTAATCTCGGCCACACACTCACCATCATTTACTGTATTGACTAGTTGTGGCTTATTGATCTTGCGAAAGGGTTTACCAAAGAGCGCAAACGTCAAGGCATCCAAGACTGTGCTTTTGCCTGATCCGTTCTCGCCTATGATTAATGTGTTTGGGTGACGATCTAAATCAAATGTCACCCAAGAGTTGCCGGTAGATAAAAAATTCTTCCACCTAATAGTATGAAAATGTATCATATATCAATCAAATTCCATTCTAATGGCCTCATTGTAAAGCGTGTTTAGTAACGACTGAAGGTCTTCTTTGTCTCCTGACATTTCCATACCTTCGATGTATTTGTTCAGAATCGTCATTGTGTCTTCAGCTTGGTCGACAAGATCATCACAAGATGCCAAGTCGGCAATAGTGAGTTCAAGAAAATCCTCAACGATAGAAATGTTCAATGGATTGCACTTGTCTAATTTATCGTACATAATATCAAACCAATATGGATTGGTTTTGTTTTTGACCACAACTTTGACGCAAGTTCCTTCGTAAGACGAAAAATCATGACCAACCACTTCTTCAAATGTCTTGTTTTCATCGTCATAAAAAATCTTATGGAACATTCTATATGGATTGCGAATGTGTTCTAGTTCCCTAGTGTCTGTATCAAACACATGAAACCCACGGGGGTCCTGATAGTCTGACCATGTGATTTCATATGGCGCACCAAGATAGTAGATTGTGCCATTATCTGACTTGTGATGAAAGTGCCCAGACATTACCATATCAAACTTACTAAACAACGAGGACTCTATCCCATGATTATTCGGCGCGCCACGATACATTTCAAACCCTGCAATTTCGAGGTGCCCCATGGCTATCTGTGCATCCGTGTCTTTTAATATCTGCGTAGATTCTTCTTCATTTCCCTTGTTGATCCACGGAAGCATTAGAATTTTTGTCCCATCAAAATCAACCTCTTTTGGTCGCGAATAGATCCACGGCTCATGCACGCCATCAAACGAAGTAAAGAGTTCTGTCATTGAATTGACTTCATTCGTATTCTTCCAATAGGTGTCATGGTTGCCTATGATGACATGGGTGTCGATTCCCTCTCTTCCCAAGCGGTAGATAAACTTCTCCCTAAGGGTTTGAAGAGTGTTGAAGTTGATAAACTTACGACGGTCCACAACATCACCCAAATGAATGAGGGTTTTGATGTTGTGTTTTTTTAGGTGCGGAAAGAATATCTCGTCGTAGAATTTGAAGAAATGGTCTGAAAAAGCATCGGAGTCATTTCTCCCTCCAAAATGTGTATCATTAATAAGGGCAATTTTCATTTTTGCTTGGCCTTTGCGGCCTTGTCCTTTTTCTCTCTTTGTGCAGTTTCAAATGCATCGACAAACTCGTACATATTGTCATACATTTTTGCCGACCCAAGTCGTCGAGCATCGTCAGGGTTATTGACCTCGGCCAGTTTCTCGAATATCCCGGCCCGTTCAATTGACTTGTACTTAATATATAGTTGTTTTTTCTCTTTTTGTATACGACGAAGAAAGGCAAAATAGATAATTTGTGTGAAGTAGGCAAATGGATTTTTTGATTTGGCTGGGTCAAAGTTATCCACATACTGTATGCAGTTTTCAATACCATCTGCAATCATATCGTCACGAAATGTATAGTTGATAAAGTTGGGCTTGTATGACAGATGGGTGGCAATCTTAATAAAACACTCGCCAATGTAGTTTGGCATCTGAGGTCTAGGGGAATCTGTCTCCTTTGACTCTATGACTGAAGTTCTATACAAAACCATAGCGTCCAGAAAATCGCCATTGTTAACATAATGCGCCTTTTGCTTTTTCATATTAGTGTAGTGTCCTTTTTGTTTTTTTCATCATTTCTTCAAATGCGTTGGTCAATTCTTTCAATGCTTCCGAAGCATCTTCTGGCTCCTCGGGATACAGTTCGTCCGCAATGTCGTCCATAGCAAGAATACGATCTTCAGTTTGGATTTTCTTTAGTGCAGATTCATAGTATCTCAAAAATGAGGGAGAAACAGTAGAAAGAGTGAGTACCTTATCTACAGTAACTGTGATATGTTTGTCGTCGGTGAATGGATTCCATCGAATGAGTGCAATGGTGGCAGCCCCGTAACTCTCTACCGCATGGTCAGGATCAAAACTGACAATCTGCATGGCATCCGAAATGCTGAGGTATTCATTCGGATCCTTGCCGACATGATTAACTCTGGCGATAATAGTTTCCCCATTGATTAGCTTGATTACTTTTAACGAATACGTTATTTCTTCAACTGTCATTAAAATCCACCTTGTATATTTTTACTGGAAACTTTTCTTCTCTGTAAAACTTATAGCGTTCAAGAAAATGTTTATGTGCAAAGTTCTTATGGGCCTTGTGGCTTAGGTCATCTACAATGTCATAAAGAGTTGCGGACTCTTTTTCGTCGCTGGTTCTCAATCCCCTACCAATACTTTGCAGCACCCTTATCTTTGATTTGCCTGGGTGAGTGAATATGATATTGTGCAAGTTCTTGATGTTCACTCCCGTAGAATAAACCCCATACGATGCTACTATTATAGCATCTTTTTCAGATTCTACAATAGCTCGGACCTGTTCTCTTAGGTCTACTTCTGTTCCACCATAGACATAGAACACTTTCCTGCCAACGGCAGCCTTGTCCTTGATGATCTCATGCAACAAATTCCCGTGCTTCTCCACATACTGGAACAAGACAAGAGTATTTCCTTTCAGGCTAATAGCCAAGTTGCGTATGAATGCATTTCTCTTCTGATTACCCACAAGAAAGTCAACCTCTTCATGGTACTTCTTTCTGACCATAGACTTGCATTGATCTTCTGGATACTTCAGAGTAATAGCCTTGATCTCGAAACTAGCCAGTTGCTTTTTGTCAATCAGTTCCTTTGTAGTGGTAACTTTCTTTACTCTTCCAAACAAGCCCTCCAATACTAGTTTATGTGTTTGTGTATCATCCAGCGTTCCCGTCGTACCAAAGCGATATTTTGCATTGACCAATTTAGTCATGAGCGATGTCAAAGATTTGGCCTTGAATAAATGACATTCATCGCCTATGATTACATCGTATTGTTCAAAATATTCCTTTGGCATTTTATAGAGAGACTGCCATGTAGAAATAGTAACTGGCATATCCGACTGCTTGTCTCTTCCTGACATAATGTAGTGGACGTTCTCTTTTGATTCCCAGCCTTCGTTTACTCCGTATTCGTTAAAGTCAGTATATAACTGCGAAACAAGAGATGTGGTTGGAACAATTATCAAGGACTTCAATCCATCATAGTAGCGAATAAGTGAGTAGATAATAAGGGATTTGCCTGATGCAGTAGGGGATAACAAGAGACACCGCTTCTTTCGGACCGCATGAACAAAGGCATTTAGCTGATAGTCACGAATTTCGACGGGAAGGTTTAGTGTCTTGATAAACTCCTTTCCTTCTTGCAACGAAAACTCTTCGGTTAATCCAACACCAGTATCATATTGGATATCATAGTCTCTGTCTTGTGCAAACTGCTCAATGCGGGGAAGAAGCCCTGAGTATATATAACTGTTTCTTGTATCTAGCAGACGAATTTTTCCATCCCACATTTTATTTCGATAGGCTGGCATGAACTGATAGCCAGGGACCATGAACGTAAAATAGTCGGCCAGTTCATATTTCAATCCAGGTTCTGTGTCAACTTGTAGATATACTTCGTTGACCTTCTTGAGCCTAATTAATTCCATTTAAGAATTGCTGCCATTTGATTGCGTTGCCAATGTTAAAGCTCCGCCCATTAATGTTAGACAGGATAGACTTAACCGTGTCTACCTTTTCTCGTTGGTAGTCAATCTTCAAAAGAATTGTAATCAATTCTCGATCTGACTCTAGGTAACGAGGAATGTCCTGCTTGAGTAGTTTGTGGTCGAACTGATCCCACCCCCTTTCATTCAAGTCTTCTTGACACATCTTACCAGAATAATATTCAAACTTGTCGCGCTCCATATCCTTAAAGTCGTGCATCATTCTCTTCAATTTCAAATTCTCCGAGGCGTACATTTTAAGGTACTTGTTATGGAGGGCGGGTATCTTCAAACTTTCCTTGTCAAGCTCGGTATTGTCGATCTTGCTGTCCTTTGACCATTCGGACAAAATATCTTCCAACTTCATTATATAACTCCAACGATGCTATAAGTATCTGTATATTATAGCAATTTCTCAGAGAATGTCAAGTGTTATCTGTTGATTTTTTTGTAAGTATACGAAATATATCGGAAAGTGGCTGTTGCGGTAATGTACTCCACATCTGCCAGAGTGGTGTCGAAATTCAGTTCAGAAAGACTGGTAGGAAATAGATCCTTGAAGGTAATTTCAAAGTTCGGGTTCATATTGCTATTCAAAATAACCAGTGTGGCATCTGACATATAGGCATCAGATATTTTACTTGCGCTTGGTCTTTGATAGACTGGACGATCCACTTCTAACTTTGGGTCTTCCACATATTTACGGAATTGTTCTGACCCTTCGGGAGATCCTAGCCCAACCATCCAATCTTTAAGTTCCATCCAATTGGTAAAATCCTCGTCTACCTTGAAGGTTAGATTCAGAGGGTCGTAGGTCAGTTTTTCGCCAGGAAGATATTGGTCAATGGGAGGCATATTGTGAATAGCCTCGCCCAGGGTCACCCCAGGGATGTTTGCGGCCTGGACAAACCAGTTGACATTGGCCAATTTTTTGATAGAAAAACGAAATCCGACAGGAGAGACATAATTCATGTTTTCCGGCTGGGAATTTAGTGTGGCCATGGGACCTCCTCGTTCTACTATTTATACAAAAAAAGGGGACCCCTTTTACGGGGCCCCCGATTTTAATGATACCAAATGAATTGGTAGTCTTAGAGCAGGTTGTTTACACCAAACGTGCGGTAGTAAATGTTGGTGTTATCTGCAATTGCACCATCGCCTGCGTCGGTTGCGAAGGGATTGTTGACAAGGCCATACCGAGTCTTGAATCCGATCTTTGGCTGGAAGCTCGCTTCGCCAACTGCACGCACCATCTGGAGCGGAACGTATGGGCAGTAGAAGAACCCTGCGTCATATGCGCTGGATCCCTTGTAGCCTACAGTTGCGAAGTCAGTACCAGTTGACTGATAAGGATCAATGAAGACCTTGTACTTGCCATTTAGAATACCAGCGAAAGTGTTGCCCGTGTCATCGACAGTCAGGCTATCCTTTAGTGCTGGAGTATGGTCAAGAATACCAGCCATTGAGAGTGCAGATGCAACATCAGAAGAACAGATCACGATGTTGCCGCGCCCTCGACGAGTCGCCTTGGCGATTGCATTTGCTTCTCGCTCAATCTGGAACATGAGACCCTTGAACTTCTCAACGCTCCAACGACCATTTGCATCAACGTCAAGGTCGAAGATCCCTGCGGTAGTAGTATCGGTTTGTGCTCCAGCAACTGCTGAAGTAGCAATCTTACGAACAACTTCCCGATTGATTTCTGCAAGAACTTCTGCTGAGAGGATATTTGCAAGCTCAGTCTCTGCATCCAGCCCGTGAATGGCCTTCAAGTCTTGAGCAAGTTCAATCGTGTACTCGGCCTTTAGAGCGCGGCTCTTTGCGGTAACGGTGACCTTGTCAATGGTGAAGCCCATCTCTGGGAATGGATTAGTGTCGGCATCGCCCAACGCTTCGGCAGTTGCTGTTTCAAGAGCAGAACCAGTTGTGGTGGCATTAGCTGCGGGCCCGGTATGAGTACCAGTACCAGAGAAAGCAGTATTTGCTTCCCAGTACAGAGCTTCAGTAGTTGCCTTAGACAGCGATACAGCAGTTGGGCCGACTGCTAATGAGGGCCCTATGGATCCCGCATCAGACAGAGATCTACTTGAGGAATTAGCATATGCAGCGCGCATTGCAAAGATAAGCCCTGTAGGACCTGTCATTGGCTGAACACCGCAAATGTCGTATGCAATAAGATTAGGCATTGCACGCCGCACAAGTGAGATCAAGACAGGATCATAGTTATCAATCCCGCCTGCTGGATTGGCACCCGCCCCAGTAGCGTTAGCAGGAGCAGCTTCGCCCAGTAGGC